ATGAAAACTGAAATCATAGAAGCTCTAGCGTTAGAGCTTACTAAGGCAACCATTGCTGATACTGATCCTTCAACCATCAATATAAAAAGTGCTGATCTTTGGGTTAAAACCTACCAGGAATCACTGAAAGCGGTAGAAGAAGCTTTAAAAGAACTTAAGCCAAAGCCTAAAGCCACATCAAAACCCATTTCAGGAATGAGCTAACCCTGATTACTCACACTCTACTATACTCAGCTTGCAGTTATTCTTGGTGGCAAAGTCATCAAGAATAGCTTTCAGCGCATACGCGTTCCGAAGCGTGCACTCTATTTTGAAAGCGGCTGTGCAATCACCAAAAAGAATCTTTTCAGCACGATCAACTTTTTCTTCTAGTTGATCAATATTACTTTCCTGAAGCAGTAGTTTCTCAACCATCTGCTTGCGCCATTCAAACATTTCTTCGCCTAGACTCATTTCTATCACCTTTGATAGTTGGGTTTTCTTTTGTCTATTAAAACACAAAAATTAGGTATTTCTAATTTTATTAGGAACACCTATTGACTTAATAATTAGGTTTACCTAATATTTATCTCGTAGACAACAAAAAAGCACACCGCCCTCCCCAGGTCCGATGTGCTTTTGCAAACTGCGAGATCAATTATGAACGTAAAAACCTTTTTAAACAAGCACAAGGTAACTGGAGTTACAGCAATTGCTGTACTTGTAGCCTTGGGTTCTTGTGAATACCGTACCGCTAATTCTAGCGTCCCTTCTAATTACTCATATGAAAGCAAACAAGTAGTTGCTTCTGAATATGAACTCTTAGGAATTAAGCAAACTGGTGAAAAAACTGGTGTAGCTGTTATCCGCATAGACGGCTTCAAATTAAACGTAAGCTTCGATTTTGACGGCGTAGCTGATAGCTATGGTGTAGCTGGATCTGATTTTACAGCGGCTGAAATTACTAACCTTGCTATTGAGTCAGTAACTGACTTAAGCGGCAAACCTTGGAATGATTTCACCAATCATGACGACCATAAAAACATAAATATTTTATTAGCGGGCTATATCGACCGTAATAAATGGTTGGAGGCAGCCTAATGAAAGATTATAACTGCCCTACTTGCAAGAAGATGATTCCTGTTGACCGTTCAAAAATCAAAGCTGGTGATGAGGTTTCATTTTGCAGAGTAACCCAATCTTCTAAATCTGCACGTTTTTCTTCAAGAGAAGGAATTGTCAATTGCCGTGAAGGTGATGTGGTTTTAGTTAAATATCGCAAAGAAATTATTCCTTTAAATATTAAGGACGTCTCACCTGTTGATGCTCCTAGCCCGCTTACGTATGCATTTGTTGGTACATGCGAATGTAAGGAGGCTGAACATGTCTAATTTCAAAAAACATCCTGACGGCTACAAGTCATTTTTAGGCCGTGATGATAAGGGTCTCTACTCTGTCCGCATTGGCTGGCAAGTGTACGCATCTAATGCTAATGGCTCAGTTCTTTACAAAGTTAAAGACGGATTTAAGACGCCTTTAAATGTGTTCAGGTTCCAAACTTCTTATCCAAAAGTTTGGAATGAACTCACCCAAGAAATCGATTTTCAGCGCAGAAAGCAGCTCGCTATAAAACTGCGTGAAACAAACATCCCTACCTATGACCGCAAAGCTTATAAAACTAAGCGCGGCTTCACTGGCTCAAGATGAGGATAAGAAAAATGGCGTTACCGATTATTACTGCTGACCAAACTTTATTGGTTCAAGCAATTATTGTGTACCTATACGCTGATCCGGGTTTAGGTAAATCATCGATGGGCTTTACTGCGGAAAAAGCAATTTCTTTTGACTTTGACCGTGGTGCTCACCGTACTGGTGAATTACGTCGTGGTGCGGTTGTACAGGTTCAACAATGGAGTGATGTTGCAAACCTTACTCCGCAGGACTTAGCACCATATAAAACCGTAGTCATTGATACCGTGGGTGCAATGCTTGAATGCATTAAAACCCATCTATTGCTAACTGCTAATAACCGTCAAAAAGATGGCTCTTTAAAGTTAAAGGCTCAAGGTTTAGCGAACCAAACGTTCAAGCAATACATCAATACTTTGATCAGTTTAGGTAAAGATGTTGTTTTCATTGCACACGCATCAGAAGATCAAAACGGTGATCAAATTATTTACCGCCCAGATCTAGGTGGTAAAAACCGTAACGAGCTTTACCGTATCGCAGATGTCATGGGTTATCTAACAACTGTTACTACTGGTGAAGGTAAAAATGCCCGCGTTATTAATTTCAAACCTTCGCCTACACATCATGCGAAAAACTCAGGTGCTTTAGGCGGTGAAACCGGTGAAGTATGGGTACCTGATCTTAAAGCACACCCTACTTTCTTGGCTGACCTGATTACTCAAGCTAAAGATCACATTAACACCTTAACGCCTGCACAACTTGCAGCAGCTAAAGCCCAAGAAGAGCTAGAAAACTGGAAACAAAGCTGTGAGGAAGCAGAGCATGCAGGTGACCTTAATCAATTAACTGAGTCGCTTGATAAAGAACATATGTATTACCAGAACATGCGCCAAGCAATGTTAATGAGGGCTAAAGCATTGAATTGCACGTTTGATAAGCAACGTGGCACTTGGATTAGTCCACCTGAATTTAACGGTATCTCAGATCAACAAAGAGATGAACTTCAAAACTTCATAGCTGAACGCGGCCTAGACGTGAAAACAGTTTGTGAACACTTCGGCATAGATGCCCTTATCCAAATTGAAGCAGCAAATCTGCCAGCAGTTAAACAAGACATTGAAACATTAGCTAAAACGGGGATGACAGCATGAATAATCTAATCACTGCAGCTGAAGCATTTGCAGCTCTTCAAAAAGGTAAAACTGTTCTTTGTCGTCCTATTGGAGACATGTTGGACTTTTCTGACTTAGATCAATTCCCCGCTTCTGTTTTTGGTAAACCGGGTTTTGAATTCTGCATCAAAATCGAAACTATTGAGCTGGCTGGCATTACATTCACAAAGCCATTAACTATTGATGAGTATGAAGAGGGTCAGGAAGTTTATGTAATCAGTACATATTCACCTACGGTTTATGTTTTAGATTTCAAAACTAACGCATTAATTGATTCTATTAACAGTGGCTTCGTTCAACGTGATGCAGAAAACGCCAAGCTTCAATTAAAAGCACTGTCCAAAGCGTTAGGTTTTGAAGTTAATGATGACTTAAGTGTTATTCGTCTTGGTGAGGAACCTAAAAAACAGAGAGGCAAAAAATCAAAAGCTGAAAAGCCTAGTGAAGTTATTTCTGCAGAAACTCAACCAACAATTGTTATTACCGAACAAACAAATGTCATCACATCTGAAGATCTGTTAGTTCCAGAAACTAACGAGCCTAAAGTAGATCCAGAATATCAGCAAACCCTAGATACTCTTCTACAGCGTGTGAAAGAGTCAAAAACACCTGCAGAAGTAAATGCGGTTTATCGTTATACCCGCACATGGGATGACGAACAAATGAAGCCTATCCTTCTCGCCACTCACAAACGTCTTGAAGAGCTAGAAAAAGAAAAGGCATCTGCTAATGAGCCACCCTCTTTAATGGTTCAAATCCAAACTGCACCAGACCTTACAACGCTAGATGCTTTGGAAATAGACGTGGCTGCACGAGATCCGCAGATTCAACCGAAGCTAATGGGGTATGTGAGAAAACGCCGCTATGAATTAGAGAATCCTACACCTACTCAACAAGAATCTACCCCTGATTATTTATTAGTGGACGGTTTCTAACATGAAAGATCAGTACAAGAAAGTGAGCCAAAAACACATGCTTGGTTTTATGTACTACTTGCAATTGCTGGGCTATGTAATAGTCCGGCAAGGCATGGATCAAGCAATGTTTCTAACCAAGCATTATGCGGTACCAGTCGCTTGGCGCCGCATAACGATCGACTATCACAACCGATTAAATAAACCTGCCCAGCAGCTTTATAGAGAGTTTGTTGAGTGGACTAAAGAAGAATATTTGAGGGCGTAGGAAATGATGGATTTAAAAACAAAACAAGCTTTTTGGTCTGAACAATTACCTTTCTTTAAAGAAAAATATTGGATTCCCGGACATTTAGACGTACTCGAATTTGATATGAATGGCGGTTGTTTTGATATTGTTGATGGTATCAAAACCGATTTAAGTGAAGAAGACCTTTTTGATATTTACCATCGTGTAAATAGTGGTTGGGCAATGTGGAAGAAAGCCGTAAATTTCATGAAATCCAAAGTACCAACGTGGATTAGCGTGACTGATGAATTGCCACCTACTGACATAATGGTACTTATTTGTTGGGCAGATGCTCCTGATGTCACCCCAGAACAAGACTATATGACTATTGATGAGGATTTAAATAGCGTATGGGCAAACTATCAAAATGATCCACCTTCACATTGGATGCATTTTCATAGTGTGCCAAACGTATCGGGAGCTGAACAATGAACATAACACTTAGCGGTCATCAACTAAAAAGCCTTCTCGAATTTGTAAATCCAGATGGTGAGAAAGATTTAGATCAACTTGATACTAAACTAACAATTAAATTCTTTGAAGATGGCCACAGTGGAAAAGGCTATTACTTTTGGATGACCGAATATCCAGAAGAAGGTGCAATGAAGTTGGATATTGAATCGGGAGCTGAGGGATGAGTGGAGTAAAAGTTAAAACATGTGATTTTTGTGATGATGGAAATGGTGAATGCATTTACCCCTATTACGGTCTTGCCCCTCATATTCACACAAAGCCAATTGGCGGTACTGAATTTATAGATGTTTCATTACCTGAAAACTTTAGTCCTGATGGGGATGGTTTAGGCATATATACACACTGTCTGAATTGTGGGGGTGATGGCACATATGAAGGCATCCAGTTAGAAGTTAAAGCGGAAAGTAAGGAGGGCTAATGTGGATAAATATCTGACATCTAACAATGTGTGTGAGATGTTTCATATTACTAAACGCACACTTAATCGGTGGGAAATTAACACACCTTGGGGGATTCCATTCCCAGCCCCAGCATTAAGTTCTGAGGGCGGAACAATGAAAAGATACCTCGCTACTGATGTAATGAAGTGGGAGGAAGAATGCCAGCAAAAGAAGCAACTAAAAAAAGCTATATAA